AACGATGGCAATGGGGTCAAGAATAGCATAACAGGTACTCAACCAACTTCATACGACTTCATTAAAGACATCACTGCCCAAATAGTAGACGAGTAGCAATGGGGTAAGCATGAGGACTGTGTATCAATAGCAATGGGGACTGTGTGTTAGTAGCAATGGGGACTGTGTATCATGGAGTGATGGGGACTGTGTGATACATAAGCAGTAACCTACTACAATAATAGTGTATTCAATGAGTACGTATGTACGCTCCAAGCATGATGTAAGCTGTGTCTAGGTCTGCATCATGTTGCAAGTGGGTTGCTAGCTAAAAGAGTTTTAAAGCCATATATATAGACAGGATGGGGGGTGGGGTCTTTTTCCGAATAGATGTTGAATTACTAATATATCCCATACAAAAAATCGAGGTTATTTTCCCATATAAAAAATCTAGGTTATAATTCTCTATATTATATTGGTGTTGCTGAGTGCTTTAGGATTGCTTCTTTGTGACTGTGTCCGTTCGCTTCTTGTGTTGTGTCTTCTTTAGTATCGCTCACTTAGGCCTTACAGTTATTACAGTACTGGCTTAATAGGGGTATTTCAATAGCATTAAGTGGGTCTGAGAATTATTTTCCAGTTATTTTTAGGTTATTATATATAGAGTACTGATTGCTATACTATGAATAGTGAAATGAGCTACTTACTGTGTTTGATATATTATTTTTGGGGATTATTTTTATAGTGGCGATAGGCTTATAAGGGAGTTAATTATGAGCTATTACAATGTGAAGAAAGAAAACGCTGCCCACAGTATAGGGCGGCAGAAAAGAAGTGGAGTGTATCAGCCAGTAAAGAATTACAGTTGCTCTCAAAGGATTAGAGTTAAGATAGAGGACACTGATTTATTTCTTGTTGGACTGATGATTGATAAGAATGACCTAAAAGAACGTCTCAGGGAAGAAGCTGAGATAGAAGGAATAACAGATATATCGTTTTTAATAAAAGTGATTGAGGATTAAATAAAGAAGCCCTAGCAGTTCTGTAAAACTACTAGGGCGTATAACTAAGAGCCTATTGCCATTCTCTTTTATACTATATAATAAATCAGTGTATTATCGCTGTCAGTCGATATAGTAAAACTCTCTAGGTTATTGTCGTAACCTAGAGTAACAAGTGAATCTGTATTGAATGAACACTCTATAATATAGCATAAATCAGTGAATTATCAATTCTTTATTATCATCTACTATCCAATGCCCGTTCAGCAATACTACCAATAGCTGATAGTGCTACCAGGTTGCCTGTCTTAGGATTACTATATATTTCAATGATAGCTTCTAATGCTTTTCTTAATTCTTTCTCTTTCTCAGTGCCTTTCTCTATTTTATTTATTATTTGCTCGAGGTGCTTTCTGCTAACATCGAAGCTATTGCTATCTACATCTCTTTCGAGTCTTCTCTTTAGTTCTTTTATGATTCTCATAATTCCTCTATCTCTTTGATTGTTGTGTTTTTTATCCCTTCTTTAAACTTTTTAAAGTCGTTAGCATTTTCCTCAACAACATTCTCTAGGAGGTATATTGCAAAATCTAACCCCGAGCAATCTGTATTGTTTTTAACAGACTTTACATCCTTTAGGATTGTATCTAAATCATCGTCTTTTATTATATACTTCATTTCTTACTCTCTTTTTCTAAATATTCCCTAATAGCCTTTGACTCAAATCCACAATAAGGGTAATCCCCATCAAGAACACCCTTCTTTCCCATCTCATCAGTAGAAAAGCACTCATCATCTTTCCCGTCTATCCATGTCCCGTGTCCATAGCAACCGCAAATCTCTTGCACTCCATGTTTATCCATTAAATCAGATAAATCTTTTAAGAAGTCATTCATTTCTTACTCTCCTTTTCTTCATTTAGCATATCAATGCAGTTATTGCAGGTAGCTCTTTTAGTGTCCCTAGTGAACGAATGTTCTTTGGGCCTCCAATTGGGTGAAGGTTCCCCACACACCCCTTTATCGTCTCTTAAAACGTGAATAACCATCTATTCTTCTCCAATACAAACGCCAATTCCACCTTCATACGCCTCTAGTTGAGATTGTTTTCTTGCTGCAACTCTGTTCTCATGTCGTAGAAGTTCTAGTTTAGTGATAACCCAAGTATATCCAACCATGCGAGCAATTAACTCACCATCAGCTATTTTATTCTTGATAGTAGTAGTAGTCACACCAAGGTAATCAGCACATTCTTTAGTTGACAGTAGGTGTAATGCTAGTTCTAGTTCTCTCATACGACCATCTATTAGAGCTACATTCTTATTAGCTGCTTCGATTGATCTTAGTAGGTGTTCTAGTCCACTGTGCATAAAGTTATCTAACTCGTTAATTCCTAGTGACTTGCGTAATCTGTTCTTTAACCATTGCTTCATTTTCTTTTTCCTTTATTTGTTTGTTGCGTTCATTAATTGTTTTCTTGATACAGGCCAACTTGCTCTGTGATAGGTTCCGGCTTACTATTATCACTCCCTGCTCTTCCTTTGCCATTGGCTCCCTTCTTTGCTAAATACTCGTTTAACTCTTGCCTGGTGAATGTCTGACCATCTTGGTAGAGCCAATAACTAGCTTCTTTTGTCATTCTTTAACCCACTTTTTACGTGCATAATAATATTCATTTCGTTATTACAAATTAACTTGGCTTGTCGAGATAGAACTTCATCTTGTAGCTTGTTATAGTATTCAAGTTCTAAAACCTTCTTGTATAAAAGAAAAATAAACACAATGTTAGACCCTGTTAAAAACACTATCACAAACAGTTCATTTGTCATTCTTTAACCTCTCAATAGCTATTTTTATTAGCCATTCTCCTAGGCTTTTACATCCATAAGTATCAGCTGCTCTCTGAAATGACAGCTTATCCCTTGCTGATAGCCTGAAGTCATACTTTACGTCCTTCATGTTACTCCTTTGTCTGACATTATAGTTAAAAAAAACTCAGCAGATATATCAAGCCTGCTGAGTACAAACAAAACCACCATTGCGGTGGTCAACCGTTTCTATAGTAATCCAATACTCAATTATTTGCAATACCTATTTGTAAATATTATTAGTTATCGTTACATTAGTATTTCTAATACTTACTATGAGAAAAACTAATACAGGTTAATATGAACTCAGATAACAGCGGATTGACACTTTTTACTGAGCGTGACTCATGGAAAGACTCTAAGAAGAGAGCTAAATGGGCTAAGACTGTATTTGCACCTCTTATAAAGCAGACTAAAGATGCTTTTGGCATTGAGTTACCTTTTAGATTTGTCCCTAGGCCTTACCAGGTTGATATAGTACATGCAATGCTTACTAAGCAGTTCGTTGCATTCTGTCTTCACCGTAGAGCCGGTAAAGATTACATGTCTATCTCTATGCTTGTATTTAAGGCTATGGAGAAAGTAGGAAACTATTGTTACTTGTTTCCTACAGCTAAACAGGGACGTGAGGTTATATGGCAGGGTATTGACAATGATGGTATGAAGTTTCTTGACCATATACCTGCTGAATTGATAGCTACTAACTCCAAGAACAATCTACCGATGGTAAACAACGTAGATATGCGTATCACTCTTGTTAATGGCTCTACTATTCAGTTGGTTGGTTCAGATAACTATGATAGAACCCTAGTGGGAACTAACATGGCCGGTATCATCTTCTCAGAATACTCATTATCAGACCCTAGAGCGTGGGAGTACTCAATGCCTATTGTTATTGCCAATGGTGGGTGGGCTTGGTTTAATGGTACTCCACGTGGTAAAAATCACTTTTATAAGCTATTGAAAGCAGCATTAGACCCCGAAACAACAACTAAGCGTTGGTTTGCATGTATAAAGGGTAATAATGACACTAAAGTTCTATCAGCAGATGATATTAATGAGATGAGAGTCTCAATGTCAGAACAAAGAATAGATCAAGAGGTTAATTGTGCTTTTGAAGGGTGTATTGAAGGTAAGATATACATGGAGCAGATTAAAGATGCTATGGAACAGGGTAGATTCGGTGACTTTGGCTTTGATAGAACTTGTCCTGTCTATGTATCATTTGACCTTGGTGCAGGAGATAGAACTGCAATGGTATTCTTTCAACAACGTGGTGATAGACCTTGGGTTATAGACTTTTATTCAGCTAAAGGAATGGGTGTTAAACATTATAAGATGGTTGCTGATGATTATGCTGCAAAGTATGGCTATAAGTATGAGACTATCTTTATTCCCCATGATGCTCGTAAAAGAAGTATTGATAACTATGATGATGAGGGATTTGCTCTTAGAACTGAAGATACATTCAGACGAGAGTTTATAGGCTGTAATATAATGCTTGTTCCACGCTGTAATGATATTAATGAAGATATTGAAGCTGTACGTGGTAAATTCCATCGTTGGTACTTCTATGAAGGTTCTCAGAAGGATAAGGCACAGAAAGAAAGATTAGATTTCTTTTATAATGCAATGAATGAGTATACTTATCCTGAAACAGATGACCAAAAGACTATAGCAATTAAGCCATTGCATAACTGGTGCTCTGACCCGATGGACGCCTATCGTTATGCCGTTAAGGCTCAAAGTTTCGGATGGTGTGGAGCCAAAGCAAGAACATGGCTGTCAGATTTAGATGTAGACCACTCTGTTTCAAGTGAAGAGAGTGAAGACGAATACGCACAATTAATTTAGGTGAATTATGTACGATGAAAGCAAGTTAGTACTCTATAGAGCAGGAACACAACACATTGATGCTTTATTAGAAGGCATAACCAGTCTACCAATGAGGCATTCAGTATTTCTTGATGGAATACCTGAGAGGAACGCTGTTGAACGTATTATTAATGACCCTGCAAACTATGTTTTTCTTACTTATTACGAGGGAGAGTTAATGGGTTACAGTCTTTGTAACTTTAGAACCTCCGCAACGGCAGACTTTCACTGGGGAGTATGCAGGAAACACAAATACATAACGAAAATGATTAAACAGTCATTCAATGTCATAAAAGAAATGCCTGTCAACTTCCTGGGATTTGTGCCGGAGGATAACGTTTTAAGTAAGAAAATCACTGAAAAGATTGGTTTTGAGTACGTTGGAGTTATTAAGAACTACTATAAGGGTGGTCTTAATGCTCTAATGTATCAATACTCAAACAAGGAGGTATAAAATGGGTGGAGTACAGAACTTTGCAAGCGACCCCCTGGGGGCTTCTGTCAATCTACTGACAATGGGTTCTTTTGGTAGTGGGGGTTATCTAACAGATGCAGGATTCGAGCAAGATAAAGATGATGATGGACAACAACAACATTCTTCATCTACAGCCACACAAGAGAAAGCTACACCGAAAGCAGCTAAAGTAGATGGAGCAAAGTCTATTCTATCAAAGCAAAGCAATCAGCGTAAAAGATATTTATTACAACAAAGTACGGGGCAAGCTCCACAAGCTCCTTCATTAAGTCAACAATCACCAACACGTAACCTATTAGGAGGGTAACATGGGAGGAGGAGGAAGCAAACCAAAGCCACCACCACCGCCACCGAAGATCGCACCACCAGTTGTAGCACCAATTGCAGTTGAGGATAAGCGGTCAATGGCACAATCATCAGGCGAAGAACAACGGAAACGAGCACTACTTAGTTCAAGAGGACGAGCTTCAACAGGTGCAAGTTTAACAGCAGGTCAATCAGGGGGAAGTAGGAAACTACTCGGATAAATATGGATAAAACTTTCGCAACTAAACCTGCGAACCCAAAGGCGAATAAAATCGCTTCAGAGTTGCGGTCAATACAGCAAAAGCGTATACAACATGACGCTTTTGTTCAGGAGTCTACCCACTTCGTATTGCCACGTAAATCTGATATGCGTGAAATTCAGTCTATTGGTTCTTTTAATGGTGGTGAACTAAAATCATATGCTAATCTATTTACTCGTGCAGCACGCTCGAGCAATCAGAAGATGGCTAGTGGTATCTTTAGTTACATGACCCCTAAGAATCAAAAGTGGTTCAAGATTACTACCGGTGATAGAGAACTTGATGAGAACGATGAAGTATATAAGTATTTTGATAGTGTACGTGATACTATGCTTGATTTACTAGCTCGTTCTAACTTCACTGAAATATCACATGAGACGTATTTAAACTTTGGTTCTATCGGTACTGTTTGTAGCCAAGTAGAGTGGGATAAGGATGAAGATGGCTTAATGCTGACTGATTACCCGTATAACACCTTTTGGTTCACTGAGGACAACAAGGGACGTCCTAATCGTATCTTCCGTGAGTTCGTATGGACTGCTGAACAAGCTGTAGATGAATGGAGCGAAGAAGAGCTTAAAGATTGTGCTTCTGTAATGAAAGCGTACTACTCTAAAGATGAAGATGCACGTAGAGAACAGTTCAAATTCATTCACCTGGTAGAACCTAATAAGCATCGTAAACACGATAAGATTGATAAATCTAACAAGAAATATAAGTCTACCTTTATTTGTGATAATGATAAGCAGATAATTAGAGAAGGTGGATTCGATACACTACCATATAAGGTTGCACGTTTCCTTAAGTATAATACTGAAGGTCAAGTAATGGGTTATAGTCCTGCAATGGATTGTATGCCAATTATCAAGACTCTTGAGAACTTGAAGAAGAAGTTTATCTTTGCAGTAGAGAAGAATCTTAATCCGGCAATGAGTCGAGGTGTGTCAATTGGTCAAGTACCAAATAAGGTACGTAGTTCTCCAAATGCCATTAATAACTTTGATAGCCGTAACCCTGAAAGCAAGCCTACTCCAATCCTTCAGCAGATTGATTTATCGTATAGCTTAGCTGAACTTGAAGAAGAGGTAAAGCAAATAGAAGATGCTTTCTTCATCCCATCGTTTCAAACGATTACAAACATAGACAAATCAAATGTTACTGCTACTGAGATATTGGCTCGTGAACGTGAGGCTCTTGCTGCTATCAGTCCTGCTATCAGTCGGATTGAGGATGAGTGGCTCGAACCTATTCTTGAAGATGTATTTGAAATTGCAAACAAAAGAGGGATGTTGCCGGAACCACCACAAGAACTTGAAGGGGGAGTAATTCGCCTAGAGTTTACAGGTATTCTATCATCTGCACCTAAATTGACTGAAAGTGTTGCTGTTATGAACTACTTCCAGGAGCTTGGTGTTATGCTCGAGTTTATGCCTGAGAACAAGCGTATTGAAACTATGAGTTCTTTAGATTTCTATGAGATTAATAAGACTCTGCAAGAGAACCGCAATCTACCTGCACGTTTCAGATTCTCTCGTGAGGAAATGGAAGAAGAAGCAGCTAAGATTCAACAGCAGCAACAAAAGGATCAAGAGCAGGAAAGGTTAGCTAACGTAGCCAAACAACAACCATTGAACCAAGCTCCTGAAGAAGGCTCACCTATGGAGGGCATGATGAATGGATAAGCCAGAAATACTAAAGCATATAAATAATTGCGAGTGGGTTGAACTTGATGGGTTTCATGGAGATTACTATGTAAGTGAACTTGGGGATGTAGTTAGCTTCAAATATACTAAGCCAAGAGTCCTGTCTCAGGCTGTTAATAGTGATGGCTATCACACATTAGTATTGTGTAACGGCAAAGAAAGATTAAACAAAAGAGTTAACAGACTTGTTGCTCAATGCTTTCTTGATGGATTTGGTGATGATTTACAGGTGGATCATGTTGATGGAGATAAACTAAATGATTGTGTGTCAAACCTTAGATTGTGCACCTGTATGGAGAATATACATTATAAATCAGAGAGGCTTAATCACTCGTCAAAATACACAAACGTTTACAAGCATGGTGATAAGTTCAGAACACAAATAACAATAGATGGTGAAAAGCATCATATAGGAACGTTTACATATGAGCGGTCTGCATACAAAGCATATTTGGATGTTAAGAAACACGGCTTATCTCAGTTGCCTGTCTACAAGCAATGGTCCAAGAAGGGAGTAATGGTATGAATAGTAAAGACATAGAAGGTATGTTTTTGGTAGTAGTAGCAATAGCAGCCATTAAATTAACATGGAAAGCAATAAAAGGAGTTTATAAATTTTGTTTAAACTTATAAAGAAGGTTTTTAACAGAAAGGAACGCAACGCCATTGAGCGTATTCGTAAATATCAAACTGTTTACAATACGTCCGATGGTAAATGGGTTATCGAGGACATTCTTGCTCTGTGTAAGTATGGAGAGAGTGGGCTAGGTAAAGACACTGAACATACTTACTTTAAGTTAGGGATGCAAAATATTGGAATTGAACTAGCACAACTCTTAACGGCTGAAATATCTAAACTAGAAGAAGAAGCCAAAAAGGAAGAGGACACGACAGATGAGCAAGATGTATAAAGTAGAAGAAGGTATTGTGCTTCGTAATAATGAAGCAATTGCGACATATGAGAACGGTGAATTAGACTTCTTTAATGGCATGGCTAAATATCGCATACCTGTTGTTAAATGGCTTAATAAGGCTTCCTTATCGCCAAAACCTGCCAAAATTGACAAGAAAGTTGATTTAAAACAGGAAAACAATGATCTTAGTTGGATAGATCACTTATCGGCTATTGTCGATACTAAGATTCCTTACCCACATCGAAATAATGGCTGGCGTGGTACTCGATACCGTGATTTGCTTGTTAAGAACTATAATAAGATTCTTAAATCAGATGCTTTAAGTGATAGCGAAAAACGCAACATATGTAATCAATTCATCTAAGAAATAAGAATCGGAGCCCTCGTGGCTCCCAACAGAGGATATTTAAATGGCTTTTAAAACAGAAGTAGAACTAGATGCAGAAGTAGCAAGTCTACTAGCAGATAACTCTTCAGGTGATATAACAGAAGCAGTAATGAGAACTTTTGTTACTGACTTGAAAGATTCGGTAACAAATATGGGCACGCATAATATAACAGCTACTACAGTCTCTAAAACGCTTGCTATAGACACTGATGCTTATACTATGGCTGACCCTACAGGAGGAGATATAGATTTAACTCTTCCTGATGCTACAACAAATACGGGTAAGATATTTGTACTTAAAAGAGTTGCGACCGTTGGAAATGCAGTGTGCATTCTAACTACAGGTTCAGATACTATTGATGGAGCTTCTACATTTCCTCTTGAAGATACGAATGATGCTCTTGTGTTGTTATCTGATGGTGGAACTGATTGGCATATCATTGGTGAATCTACCAAGCGTGACCATTACGACTCAATTGTGATCGTAAAAGAGTCGGCTGATTTTGGTGTAATTGATTCAACTAAATCATACTTCATTGATGGTATAATTGATATGACAGGTGTTTCAATTGAGATTCCCACAGGTGGTATTAGTGTTGTCGGTACTACATTTGGTACGTCACAGTTAGTTTGCTCGGATGCTTCTTATGATATGTTTACATCACCTGTGGGTGGTTCGGGTAACATATTCATGCGTGATTTAGGTATTCAAGTTGATGGAACCACTTCACAAGTTTGGAATATTGTTTCTAATGATGGTTCTGATGCGTTTGAGTTTAATAGAGTTAGTTATAACAGTTGTACAAAGATTGGTATTATTAATGGCTATAGTCAAGGAGTAGAGCTTGATACAGGCAGATTTGGTGGTACTCCGACAATGGAACTTGCGGGCACATGGGCAGGTGGCTTTAGAATAACAACATCTCTTGTTCGTGGTTTAGATGCAGGAATGACAGATGCTCTATTCAAGGCAGGTGCGGGTTTTACTATGGCATCACGATTCTTGACAGACATCAATTGTGACTTACCTGCTTTAGCTCCGTTCGCTGACTTTGCTCCTTCTAACTTTGTTAACCCAAGTAAATTCCAATTACGAAATATACTTCTTAGTAGAGATGGAGTCATAAACCCAATGGACTCCAATCTTCTTCCAAACATAACACCAACAGATATTGCCTCTTCGTTTATTGACAGTGAGGGTATTCAGAATACATTTGTTGGAGGTCGAGATAGTATAACTACTTCAGCTAATACACCATTGACAGTTAGTACATGGACTCCTGTTTTAGGAACATTTACTGCCTCTGATTTACAGCACTTTGATTCACCATCTAATGGTCAACTGAGACATCTTGGCTCAACTCCAAGAGACTTTAGAGTTTCATCTAGTGGTGTTATTGCCGGCACAGCAGGGGATGAAATATCAATTAAGTTTGTTGTTTGGGATGATTCAGTTTCAACATTTTCTGATGTACCTAATTCGGAGCAAACCAGGTTTATTCAAAACTCTCACGGTAGTGCAGATGCAGCATACTTCACAATTATATGTCATGCTATATTAGATCAAAATGACTATATGAGAATGGAAATAAAGAATAGCACCAGTAGTGATGATGCTGAGGTAGAAGCTTCTAGTTTCTTCCTGGTAGAAGCTCGATAGATT